GGAGACTGCTGACGTCCGCATCCAAGCTGGACTTGTTAGTACTGTCAACGGTCTGAAGACTGCTGATGTTCGCATCCAAGCTGGACTTGTTAGTACTGTCAACGGTCTGAAGACTGCTGATGTCAGTTTCTCTGAAGTAGGTAGTGTCTTCGGCGCTATTCGTAATGCGAATAGTGCCAGCGCTACCGTCGGTCTTAATGCGTATTTGGTCGCCATTAAGTGATAATTTCTCTGCTGAGAATATCTTTGCCATACAATTCTTTACATCAAAAAGTTAACTTTGTGAAATTTTTTCTTGAATTATTTAAAGATTTAGCTCTTTTTTCTGGAATTATGAGTTCCAGTATTTCATAAATATATTTTTAAGAATAGGTCCGTATGCCATTAAATGCAGTATGAATGTATCTTCTTGGACAAATCGAGGGTCAGTATTAAATTCGCTCATTGGGAAAATTTTTCTATTAAAGCCCTGCGGGTCAGACTTTTTGAGTATTTCGCACAGGACCTCCTGATCGCCCCCACTTGAATACAGGGATGACTTGTCGCAAGTGAAATTGGCCCATTTCTCAATTAAATTAACAGTGTACTGGTGATTCCTGAACATTACAATGCCAGTATTTATCATGGATTTACCCCCTATGTCTCTGGTCGCAATAATTTTTTGAGGAGGACGGCACTTACTTAAAATGTCCTCGAACCTTATGTGGGTATTGAAAATTAGCGTGTCGGAGTCCATCCATATTATGACCTCATGATCCCTGATGTGATTTAATATTGCTTGAGGCTTTGACCAATTTGGGTGAGACTCCTTATCTATGGAGTCCCGATATACGTGAAATGTATACCCGCGCATTTCGGCATACCTCCTCACACTAAGCTCTGACTCTATAGCATGTTCGGATATTTCTGGAGTATACAATGACACGATTCCTATTTTTTTATTTGGGTTGTAGCATGTATATTTCTCTGCGGGGATCGTCCTGTCGGGAATTGAGTCAGAGATAAACCTCAAAAAATCTAAGTCCCTTATTTCGATCCAGTCGTCCCTTAGTTTTATGAACTCCCTTTGCTTGACAGTTAATTCTTTTGGGAATATTTTCATTTTATCATTTCTGCATATTGAGCCAATATATCGGGGTTGTACGGGCTGTATTTAGATACGAATTCCCTGCCGTAATGCATGTAGTCCTTCTCCACGGAGTGGTGGTTCTGTATCGCGTTATATAACTGCTTGCTACCCATTCCCACGTCAAACCTAGGATAATAGTAGGCCTGATCAATGAGAGCTTCCGAATTATGAACTAAAGGAATTCCCATGTAGAGAGCCTCAAAGTGGGCGTAATTCAAGTCGTTGTCATATTGATGGGAGACTATGGTCCCGCCCCACTTGGCCATAGCGTCAAGAGTACACCACCTATTGTTAAAATAAAGAAAACCTTTTTTCTTCACAATGTCAAATCGACTCACCCATGACTTAAAGTACTCACGATGTCTTAGTTTTGAGGTACAAAAAATATTAACCCCACCCAAAACATCAGGAAAATCCTTATCAAATCTTTGGGCGATACAAAATGGAATCATCATGTTTTTATTAATTAGAGTATTCGATTCAAAAACTTGGACTCTGGAGACTCGATCAGGCCTGAAGAACGGATCCTTGCCGGCCGCCTTGAGCGTGGCAATTCTTTCTTGAACAAAGAATGGATCCCACACATACGGAGCAACCTTGACGCTGTCGTTTCCATATGCCACCTTAACATATTCTGCCCCGAACTCATGATGGGGAGAAAGCCAAATGCCAGACAAAAGACTTCCGTATTCCACGGAATTAAATCGAAAAGGCCCATTTCTGTCATTGAAAATCAAATCCCTCATATCAAACATAATCTTATTGCCAAGATATAAGGAAAAGAACTTTACATTAGTTTTTCTGGATTTTATCTTCTTAATGCATTCGGTTGACATTTCCCATCCGCAGCAAATAACAACATCAAATGTTTCGCTCGGATCGCCCGCGACTTTCTCCAGTGAAATATATTTATGATTAAAGGAAAGTTTGGTTAAGGGTTTGTTGTCGGTTATATAGAACACATTATGTCCGAGCCTGTGAAAAATGTCATACAAGAACTTTACATTCTGATTCAGACCATTGGACCAAAAACTCTGAGATAAGTCTGTAGTAATCCCTATTCTCACCCGATTAGACTCCTGTATTGATCCTGCACAAGCTCGCTATCTGGGGAGAATCTATCCATCACCCGCTTTGATTTCTTGCGGTAGTCATCAAGGTTGTCATCGTGGAACTTCAGGGCGTATTTTAATTTTTCAGCCCCAACATTTATATCATAATCAGGATAGAAGTATCCAGCCTCCATTATGTCCTCAGAGTTATGTATTATAGGCATGTCCAAGTACATAGCTTCAAGATACACGTAATTCAGGGAGTTTAGGAGTTGGTGCGAGACAATTACATTGGAAATTTTAAACAGCTCCTTCATTGGAATGCGGGGCCCAAAAATAGCCTTGCGATTTGCTTTTACTATATCCAACCTAAGCATTAAGCTTTTAAAGTAATCTTTATCCTTGAGTTTGGAGGAGTTATGAATGCGCAAACAACTGAATAGATCGGGCTCGCTTCTAAAAACATTCTCAACTAAATATATTGGAATCAAGCAATTTTTTGTCATATTCAGATTTGGCTCCATAATGCCAATGTTTTTGTCGTCATCTGAATTGTACCTAAGTGATTCGTCCATATATCTGGGGGACCATATGTATGGAATATTAAATACCCTTTGGCTTCTGTAGAAGGTTTGAAGGTAGGGGATGGAGAACGTGTAGTGCGGAGAAACCCAAACTTCGTCAACGGAATATGTTCTTAGGGCTTTTTTCTTATTGCTGGCACAAATCTCGACATCCGTAATAAGCCTATTCCCGTAATGAACATGAACGTTTTTTAGTCGTGGATTTTTTTCTTTTGCAGCTCGAATCGAGTCGTCTCTCAACATGATGCCAGTTTGTAGAATATAATCAAAGGTGTACTCAGGCATCTCGTGCTCCTCCATAAAAAGTATTCCCGCCGGAGGTTCTTTGCACTTATCCAGAGGATGATTGACGGCGATCATGGCATTGTGCCCAAGATTTTGAAGAAGTTCTGCTAAAAAAACAATGTTTTGCTGTAGTCCGTTGACCCACAAACCATTCTTAAACGATGCGGTAAGTAATATATCCATCAAGATACATTACACAACCCAATCGGAAGAGTCCCTTAAAAATTGTTAATATCTTCGGAGTCTTCGTATTTCTTAAACTTTTCCTTAGACTCCTCGTATCTTTGCTTGACTTCGCCAAAATCAATATCAACGCCTTGATGAGAAAACGGTTCAGGGGAATCGCTTACTCCGTTTAAGAACTTTTCAAAAAATTCCACAAAATCAAAACCCTCAGTATCGAATACTTTATCAAACTTTTCCGCTTGGGTGCCCTTGCTGTTTATGAAAGCTTCCATGTGGGGCTTGAGCTCTTCCGGAGCCTTCTCCATAATGCCCTTCATTATGCCCTCCTCCGTCTCTTGCATTTTGATCCCCTCATCTCCACTTCGCCTCTTAGCCTGAGCGGATACCTTTAAAATATCTTTATAAAATTTTCTATAGTCCATAATAGTATTATAAGTTAAATGCATTGATAATTAAATATATTATTATAAATAAATTTTTTTCCGGATTTTTCTTTAGTAAAAGGATAAATACTTAAATAGCTGGATTCACCCCTAGGGTACTTGATCAATGCACTGTGCACGTCATGAGTTTTGTACTCCTTCATTAACTTGGTGCGGTTTTTATCATAATAAAATTTCAGCAATAAATATTGAGGTATTACCCCGAAGATGGGGGTTATTTTGATATATATGAAATTATCATCAGAATTTATTACTGATCTGGTAATTGACTCGATGGAGGGGGCGAGTACCTCCACGTCCTCGAAGCTTGGCTCAACCGGTCTTAAGGGCCCTTCAGTGGCCTCTATCGTGTCGCTTAAGTAAAACTCTTCGTTGTAAATAGAGCCGTCGTTATCTGGATAAACTTTCACGAAAACTGAGCTGCTTTTCGGGAGAATAGAAATATTGATGGAATTATTTTTGCATTCCTGTTTTACCCTGTAGTCAAAAAGGTTATTTTGATATACGTCAACAAGGACATTGTTGTGCATTAAGTCGAAATGCGGCCACTCAAATGTAATATCGTGGTTTTTCATATCAGGCTATGCTAATTGGGGGGCCGTAATATTCACGACTTTCAAATTCCACACCCTCTTGAGCTCCAGCGCTATTATCGACCTGATTGTATTTGTCTTCTATGTGGTCGGTTCCACTAACTTCGTATTGTAGATGCGAAATTTCCTTAACTTCCTTTATCTTGTATTGTCTTGGTTTAGATTTGTCCTCCTCGTTTTCTTTGATAATCCAAGTGAAGCCTTCTTTGATATTGCTAGATATGTTGCTAGACAGAACAACATTGAATCCACTCTTGCTTGATATGGAATATTCTTGAAATTGTGTCTGACGAATTGTTTCTGAGCTCACCCAGTTAGCTTCGTCTTCATTGGGGGGCACACCGGTATTGGATCCCGAGGTATTTTCGTAGAATAGGGATTCATGTATAACTATGTCGGTGAGAGCGAATGAGTGGTTAGCCTTCCACTGGTCATGGTCTTGTACGGGGGACTCTATATATAGAGAGGTCGTATTACCCAATGCCTCGACAGGGATGTCAATTTCTATCGTGGTGCTATCTATTATAGACGAAATTCTTCCGCCGGAATGCTTTGCGGTCTTGTTATTATCCATAACCTCAATGACGTCACCTATCCTGAGATAGGCAGCCCTAATTCCGGTTTCAAAATTAATAACTTCTTTCTCCAACTGCTTTGTGAGTATTTTATGCCAAGCTAACCTATGAGCCTCCCCTCTTCTTGTAATGCCTAATCCGGCAATCTTAGAGTGGGAGTATCCATGCTTTCTTACCCCTTCTGCGTCTTCCACATATTCAGTCTTGTTCATGTAGTTATCTCTTTCATCAATAAAGTCTACCGTAACAGCAGTAACCCTATCGGTTTCCGGAGTACTGGAATAAGCGAAACCCTTCTCACTAACATTGGAGTTGTTGAATAGCATTACAGGGCCTCCGTCTGGTTCGGCGGGGGCATCCTGAACGATGTGAATAGTTCCTGCAGTGAAATTGATCTTAGTGTTATATATTTTCATTAAGTCCCTTATGTAATCATAAGCCTGCCTTTCTGAGTCTATATAAAGATTGCACATATGCCTACGCTCCTCAGATGCGACCCCCTCGACAATAACGTCAATTTTTTCATCACACCTTTTTGCAAACTTATAAAACGACCACTTATCAATATCTTCGTCGGTTATCCCGTATTTTCCCATGCCATATCTGTCGTTTGTCAATAAATCAAAAATAATCCAAGCCGGATTGCTTGTCCACTGTAGCTTCTCATGAAATTGACCGTTCCATACTCCTGAGTAAGTTCCGTTGACAGGATTGTAATTGCTCGGTATTCTGATTAACCTGCCCTTGATCAAATATTCTCTCCTTGGAAGGCTTGGGTGATCTTTTGAGTTCAGTCTAGTTCCCACTATGGCCGTATTGGGATAGGAAAAATAACCGTCCACATATTCAGTAACAGATAGCAATTCCGCACCGATTTTGTATCTTGCCTCCACCAGCCCACCAGTAACGGGATCAAGCTCTCTCGTTAAGCGATAAACTCTAAAAATGCGATTCTTTTTAATTTCAGTGTTGACTCCTATTTCTTGAGCTTCGGGTAAATTATTAATATAAATATCCTTGACATAATCACTAGTTGCGCACCCCCTGAAGATGAAAGTGTCCTTGGTGAGCTCCTCGCCCTCCACTCCGTGCTCAATGCAGAACCTAGCCTTAGCCGGCCAGATTTCGCCGCTATTTTTAATCTTATTTCCAATCTTAATGCACAGCCAAGGGATCATTTTACATTTAAAATGCTTTTTTAGCCAAGAGAAAGCCAGTAGGGCTCCAATTATCCCGCCACCAATGACGAGAGCCCAAGCCATAGCCGCAAAAACAAACTCCATTGCCGTTGTAGGACCAGGGACTGTAAGCCCCACGACTGTGCCCATGCCAAAGCCTATGGTTACTTCCGGAAAAATAGTTTTTACTATTTTTTCCATTATCCACTTTCCGAGCAGCCAACCAAGGATCATTCCTATAATCGGAACGAGATTGAGGTATACCGCAGACTCATCCCCTTCGTATATATAATGGAGCTGTTTAATTTTAATTGAAAAAGAGACATTGGTAATCGCTGGATTTTTTATTGTGTGGGTATAGTAATAGTCTTTCTCTCCTTCGTTTCTGGGCCCCCAGAGGGGGTAGTTGACGAATTTAGTATGGGTGGGTACCCTAAACTCACTGGACATCAATTGAAAGCTAGCCAGAGGTGCAAGATCCCCCTCAATTGGATGCGTGTTGTGATGGTTTTTGTAATTACCAATCCTCATGTCAAAATGGAACTTAGAGTAATTAAATCTGTCCGTGTGGTCTCGAATCGGGACGTCGTTTAGATATATCGATCTAAATTTATCATAGGGATCATTATTCGGATTATCTGGCGGAAATGATCCGGCCGGAACGAATGGATTACTGAATCTAGTTTTAACCCTAGTGTCACTTGGTGAATAACCAGAAGTTCCGTAGGTGGCGTCTAGTGAGGCTGACTGAAGCACCCCACTTGAGAAAACCAAATTAAACTTAGGAGCCCTAAAGTCAATCAATTGAAAGGGGTCTTTCAGTACTCGGCTACCATTAAATCCCAAACCATTTGTGGATATGGAAATTTTACTAACAATGCCACCAGACATAGTTGCCTCAAGGATCATTGTCTGCTTACTGAAATGAAGTTCCGGAACTAAAAAATTTGACTCATTAGTTGAGGAGATGCCTGAATCCACCGCACCTATCACGGAGGTTAATTTGCTTTGATCAGAAAAAGACAGATCGTCATGATATGTGGAGCTCAGGAATATCAGGCTATCGTTCTCGTCGCTAAATGAATAACCCGAATCAATAACCTGAACAGGTGTTTTCATTTGTTCTCCGACAGGCGTAGTGGTAGACTGCTGGATTGAGCCATACTGATTAACATGGACCCTTGCTTTGAATTTCGCAAAAGGAGCTATGGCGGAACTAGATGTCGTTGAGTCCAGTATGCTCTTGGGCACTCCATAAACAATAAAAGATGAGTCTGGCTTATACCCCCTCTCGAAACCGGTTGACGTTATGCTTCTAACGAGGTATTTTCGATTAAAAACGTAGCCTTGAAATTTATTATCGTAACCGCTTCCCACATTGGATATTGACATGGACTTAACCCTGCCAGTATTAATGGTGGTTGGTAGGTTAGTAGTATCAACAGCTGCACTTGTATCCAGAGAGTTTTCCGTTGATACTGTAACCGATCCACTGGTGTTACCTATCTCGCCAATTTTTATCTCTTGACCATTTGACATTATTGGCATCTCCCTGTATATCCCGACTCCATCTGAAATGATGTGATCCCTCCAGCTACTAGCCAGACCTAGCTGTCCTCCATTTGACATTGACGATAAGCTTCCGCTAGTAGCATCGAACGAAACAGAATGGTAGCCGTGAGTAGCGTCAATCCTTAAATATATACCCACGTCTTGATAGCGATTGTCGGCAGACTGGAAGTTGTATCTTGCGAATTCAATATTTTGCGGAGAAATCGGAGTAAATCCGTTGGAGTTTTCACTAATCATCGAATGGTCATATACCGGATTTTCCGAACTACCTAGCAGGTGAACCCTATCAATGGTTCCGGTTGATGAGTCGACCTTAGCAACGGCCTCTATCAAGGTCGGACAAAGTTCAACATCTCCATCAGTTCGTTTTCTCAAAACAAAAACAGTAACCCTCGGGTAATAAGTTGGGTCATAAAATCCGTAAGGATTAGTAGAGTCGTCCTTTTCGTTGTAGCCCTTCCGATACATAGCAACATCGTCGAACGTTTCTTTGTTTGCTTGTCGCATATATTCCGGAAAGCTGTCTATGTAAGTCGCTCCGTCCAGATTGTCTCCGCCGGAACCAGCGACGAACCTCACGTGTCTGGTTCTGCTGCTTTTGTATGCACTTATTTCCAGCTCGTCAATGATGGCTTGACTGGAGTTGGAGACATTATAGGAGGTTGAGCCAAGCGTGACAGACTGTACGATTGCCCCCGTCTGTCTGGAGTTACCCATTCTCGAGCCAAGCGAAGAAAGACAGCTGCTGGGAACGCCTGCAGAGCCATAGAGACTCTCAAATTCCAGAAGGATTATTTCATTAAAGTCTGGACCATGATGGTAAAGTAATGTCGTGCCTTCCGCGAAGTTGTGAGAAATTGTGCTGCCACTTAACAGTTTTTTTATTTTCTTTTCATATCTTGCAGCCGTATTGCCCGTCTTGGTAGCCTTTTGAAAGTCTTCCCTGATCAAGTCTCCCATATGTATACCTTTGCCGTCGCCGTTTATTAGTTTTCGCCAGTAGTCTGAACTTTGCGTAATCGCATCAACATGCTCATTTACGTTAGATTGCCTAATATATTTTACTTTACCCAAAAGCCCCGCAAAGAACCCAGGGGATTTTGGGGAGGGGTCAGGATTCTGAATTATTCCCTCTCTTGACATATAATCACAATGAACGTAATAATTATCCTTGGAGAAACTTTCCGAAAAGGAGGACTCTTTAAGTTTCCATTCCGCGTTTTCAGCCCAACCTGAACTCGATGCCGTTGGGACAGGATTAGCTTCTACTTCTTCCCAGTCGATTGAATTTGCTTGGTCAGGTGGGTCATTTTCCACTAGAACTGCCCCGTCATACTTGGGTACCGAGGGCCAAATTCCATTGACGGAAGCATAATCGGAATACAGGGTGGTGTTGATGAGGTATTGAGTCTCAACTTCCGTATCAGTTAGGAACCCATCATCTATTTCCGGAGAAATATCTGCACCAGTTTTTAACGTATAAACTGAGCCGCCATATTGAACGGTACTAACCCCGCCATCAACGGTGATTCCGTAAGAACCGAGAGGGTCCCAGACTGGGAGGGTGTCGGGATTAACGACTGATGAAATAGTACTTGTCGCGCAGTAAAATTGCCCACCATAAGCCACGCATTCTCCTTGAGCAAACGCACTAAATCCATCCCATTTTTTCTCAGGGGATGGCGGGGAGGAGTTCTCTACGGAAACCTCTTCCCACTCTGTCGTCAGGGAAGATGGGTTGCCAGCCATCAGGGTTATTTCACCCCAGTCTGAATCTACGTCTGGCGGAAGGTATTCAAACTTTTGAAACTGCGTGGGGTTGGTTGTAGGTTCAACGTTACTTGGGTCTCCCACAATTGATTGCTTAGCAAAATAGTAATCGTTTAAACCAGAACCGGCATCGTCGTAAAAAATATCACCCTTACTGTATGAAGTGGCAGCTAGCCAGCTTGATAGGGCTATTTTTAAGCCGTAATCATCGGGCTGAGGGTTAATTGTACCACCGGTTCTCTTGTAGAACTTACTTCCGAATGTTACCGTGTTTGTGTTATTAAATTGAGACACATCGGGGAAGGTTGCTGTGGATGATGAAAAAGTAGAGTAACGATTAAATCTGCTCCACTCATCAACCTTATACGGAGCTGGGTTGCCCGTAATTGCAGCCTTGGATTTGTAGGTAGAGCCTCCGTGCTGAACTCTTGAGTTTATTGGGTAACTAAAGGTTAGGTCGAACGCTGGATAGCTTGAGGTCTTTGGGTCTCCCGTAATTGATGCTTTTGCCTCATAGACCAGACCGTTATGGGAAACTAAATTGCCAGAAGAATAATCTTCGTATATATTCCACGATGGATAATTTGCCGCGCTTGGAGAAAAAGTGTGCATTTGGACGTATTCTTTAACCTGAATTTTTGTGGTCCCGAAACCGAAGCTCATGTACCAATTCTCGAAACCGTTCCAGTCGTCAGGAACCTCTCTTAGTCCAATGTATTCACCTACGGTAAGTTTGACGTACAATTGAGCGCACTGGAGGACTCCCATGCCGTCAGGAGGGGCGGTTGTCTTGAGTTTTCCGTTTTCATACTTAAATGCGTTAAGATAATACTCAAGGTTTGTCAGGCTAGAATTGCTGGCTGTGTCCGGGTTAAAGTCCAAGCCATCCTTTCGAGCTAGAAATCCTACCGGAATATATACCGGCTTATCCTTCGCATCACTCGGAAGACTGTTACTCCCTGCAGTAAAAATTCTACACATTTCAGTCCAGTTGTATGAATTACCATCTCTATCTACGGCACCTGGGACGGTAGCGCTAACGTCATAAGTTTCAAATTGCTGATATGCCGTGGTAATCGTTTGGCCAACAATGTCGTGACCCATAAGGGCTCCCAGATCCAGACATTGAGCTTTTGAAAAAATATCCTCAGTGTGTCTGGCTGGCTCTATACTTATGTCAAATTCCGCTTTTTGATTATCTGGCACAATGGAATACTGGGTAGTGCCGTTAGGATAGTTTTCCCCAACAAAGAAGTCAATGGCTTCGGATTCATCAGGAAGCCTCTTGGGCGGGTCATCGGACAGAGCCTCAAGGTCAAAGGTGTATTCACTATCGTAATATTTAGCGGCCAATTTAGCTGGGTTATTACTACCACTGGAGTTCATGATGAGCTCCCCGTCAACGGGGTTTATTAAAAATATTTTATTTTCAGAGAGGTAGTATTCGGTACCTCCCACGTCATAGGATGTGGAATCGTCAAACGTAGTATCCGTAATTTTAGCTGAATATGAAACGTTGGGAGCATCCATACCGATGAAGAGCTTATGGTCATGGTTAGTTAAATCATTGCCTGTTATGCTATAGGCTCCATCTAGGAGAGTTCCGTTAATATCTTTATATTCAGATCCGGCTGACTTTATGGTTAATGTCGCGGTGTTTGTCGAGCTGTCTGCGAGTTGAAGGTTTCCGGCAGGGACATAGTCGTGGTATTTCAGATAAGATAACTTAGCGCTTCTGGTGGACTCCTGAGTATCCGAGACCTCAAGTGGATACGTAACCCTTCCATTGTCATCCGTAGAAGTTGTTGATATTGGCATCGCTAGCCCAGCAATTGGACCTTCGGAAAGAACCTCCAGAGACTTATATAGTCCGATGGATTCCAGCTTTTGAAACTGTCCACGATTTCCAATCCTCATTTGATCTGAGTTGATGTCGCTTCCGACCCAAGCTAAATTTTCACTAACTACTATGTTATTTTTCGTTTCTCTTTCTATGCAGATATCATTATGCCCTTGAGGTCTCATCCAGTAGTCTATTTGATCAGAAGGCGGAAATACATAAGGTCTAATGGTATCATTCTCCTTGAAGCTTGATTCTCCGCCAGAACGTTTCAGGGGCTTATTGCTGGAGGGGCCAAATTTGGACATTGACATAGCATCCCACTTACTCTGTTTCTCGTCCCCCGCATTGAAGGATTCATGTTGGCCTTCGTTTCCTATGTTAGGATCAAATTCTTTCGCTCCATTTTCACCAAAAGTCATGGCTCTCTTTCCTGCCGCTGAAAAAGAAGCAAATGCATCCAAATCTGTTGTTGATCTAAAATCATCGCCAACAGGTGGGAGCACAAAGCTGTACTGGCCCCCGTGGATCATTTCAATTGAATCTAGGTTGGGGGGGTTTTCATAAATATACGCATCGTCATTGTTGTAGTCGTAGTTTTCAACGCTAGAATTAATAACTTTAGTACCAACTCTCAACTGACCATAAATAACGGGAACTGGGGATCCCTGCTGGGTTTTGTTTTCGTTCTGGGAATATATGAAAGAGTTCGTTTCGATAACCTCGTACTCCGGAACGTCGTCTTCCTGAATAGAGCCCTTAGTGAACTTATTTACAAGTTTCTGCATGCCAAAACCCATTGCAGCATTAGCCAATCCAGCTCCAATGGGATTACTCCCAAAGAAGGCCATCATTCCTCCGTGACCTTGGGGGGACGCTATAATGTCATATCGATTATCTTTCAGGACAATGTGACCACAGAAGCTTTCGTATTTATTTTTTTTAGTGTCTACGAATTCGTAACTCACCCCAGACAGGGACTTTTTGATAATGTAACGACGGAAGCCCTTTAGGTTAACGCATAGAGCATGGATTGCCTCGTGGGGGCTAGATACGTCAAGATCTATTTCGGGTCCAAACAGATCCGCCATTTCTCCATGTAAAACAAATTTCTTCATAAGTCCTTGTGCCTATATGTCTTATACACTTTATTCAGTGACTCAGGCAGAAATAATTCCCTCTTGGGGTAGCATCCGATAGGGTGATGATGTATTGTGTTTTCCTTACCATATATGGATAAATGAAATAATTCACTCATGGATGGCTGAGATACAATGATATCGTGAGGCCTCGGGCTTTCATTAATTTCATAAAAAGCTTTACCCATTTCCTCAATTAAGAACTCATTCGGATCCTCCCTCCTTCTGGCCCAGTTAGAAACAACTTCTTGTAGCTTTATATCTAAATTCAAATAATAATAATCCTTCACAAAAGAAACGCAGTCCTGAAAGTAAGGTATAAATACTCTTTTCTTTAGCGGTCTGGGTTTGTGTGATTTCGGGAAATATATAAATTGGGATTTAGTTTTTAAAGAAAAAATCATAGATGGCAAAGCTAGAGCCTCAGAGACCTCTATGTCGTCCACGCTGGGGTTTTCATCGTGGTCTTTTGTGTGGCTATGAAAGAGGGATATAATTTTATCATTTAAATATAATTCATAAAATTTTTTATTCTTAATGGAGAAATAGTTTTTATCAATTTTATTAGCATTGTCTAGGGATAAATACTTGTAATCCAAATCATCAGAAAAGTAAAACACTCCACAAGACTCATGATCCTTGGAGAGGGCTTCCTTAATTGCAGCCAGTATAGGCTTACTGTTCCCAAGTCCCAGGGAATCCCCCAAATGGTAATCCGTCATCTTTTTCTTCGGCCTGAAAGCGAGCTCTGCACCCAAATATATTTTTGGGGCAAGCGTCTTCTAGCCATTTATCTTTTCCGTTGTCGGGCTTTATGCCCGTGGTGTTATCTTTCAAGCATACATAAACTTTGGGTGGTGAATTGGGGTTGATTGTATTTTCAATCTTAACATAGTCACCTTCGTTATAGGTTGTTGAAATATTAAATGTTCCTTTATCCGACAAGGTAAGGGAAATAGCATTACCTCTGCCATCCGTAACGGGAGCTCCATTGTACCCACAGCCAACGGAGCTTCTGTATTGCCACTGACATGTGTTGAAGACTATTTTGCGATTAGGTATAAACGCCCTTTCCTTTTCGAGGGCAGATGTTAGCTCAAAGGAAATTAATTCTGAATTTTCTGCGGTCTTTTGATTGACGACATATTTTTCCGTGGGAAAGGAATCTTCGGTGGGGGTGCCATATGGATTGATGTCATTGGGGAAATTTTTTCCATGCAAAAACTTCACAAAAGTTCTAATGCGCCTAATCTCATAGCCAATAAAATCCTCAAAGAATCTTGTCTTTAAGCTGAAAAAACTGTTTGTGTTATCAAAGCTGATGGTGGGTCTGGGAAGGGTGTCGTCCGTATAGTCGAATCCTTGAGCGGACACAGGAATGTAGTGGTATGCATTTGCTCCGGTTCCGTTTCCGTAATACAATGTGTTTTGGTATCCATTTTCTCCGGCATGGAAATAATACTTTGCCCCACCGTGATCCTTGAGTACTATTTCGTAAAGAACCACTATTACTGAGAGTTCAAGCTCAAATATTTCCTTATGTATAGATTGCTCCATTGTATTTATAATAAAACTAATTGCTTAAACATTCTATAAATGTTGTGCTAATAGAGTGATTGTTTAGGTAGTTAAATGTATGGTTCCATTCTGGGCAATAAAAGAAACTTAATCCAGACTTACTGGGAGGAGTGTTTGCACTTGACTGCAGATTCCCCCCGTAGTCTTTTTGCGGATGAAAGCAAAACTTCTTATAACCTAGGTGACTTTCAAGGAAAAACAATATTTTTTTTGCTTCTATATCTGATCTCCCATCAAATGCTAATTGTAAATTCGTAAGGTTTGGATTAAATCCGTATTTATTAAAAACCTTATAGAAATCCGTTAGAGAAGAGCTTCTATATTTTGGTGAATTTTGAATTGAAACTGAGCCGCTTGGCCTAAAGTCAAACATTCTGAAATCTATTTCCCCTCCGTTATACTTTGGCTTGTTGGGATAATATGAGCAATCGTTGGGGTTATGCAAATATATAGAGTTCCTTAAGTCTGTGTGCTGGGAAGAATAACTCCCAGCGGGAAACCCAAACTCCGATTTAAGTTTTACGCTTGAGCTTGCATTTTCCTGTATGTTAACCGGAAAGTCAACTTTTGCCGTTCTATAATCATCGCTATTGTACAGGACGTTATTAGGGTTAAGGGTGCAGTAATTATCTGATGCGGAGAAATTTATGGTTTGCTCGGAATTACTGGCCGCAATAACTGCACTAGACAGATTGCAATCAGTGTTTAAGTTGTGCCCAGCGGAGGACTCCGTATTCTGTAGTATGCTACCCCCTACGCACATCATGTTTGCCGTAATCGAACTGACGTTAAATGAAGTTTTGTCGTGAGTAAAATCTAAACACGTAAACCTATTGCTTTTATAGGGAAAGCAGGGCTGGTATTCAAATGGAACAATTCTTTTATTTGTAAATCGGCCTTCATTGGAATATGATTGAGCCTCATAGTCAAATTGTTTTTGCAGGAAAGAAATAATATTGCTTGATTCAAGGTCGGTCAGATTCTCAAATTTTGCAGAAAATGTCATAGTTAGACCATTGATCCCCTTCAGTAGCCTTTGGTGGTGACTGTCACCAAAGGTGTTCTCGTAAGCTATCGAGGAAAATGCAGCTGAGGAGCCAAAGCTTGTCAGGCTGGAAATCGATGTTGAGTTTGTTCGTTCAATATTCATTACGAGAGAGATTGGGTGACTGATACAGCTCCGTTGAGATATCCGGCGGAATTAACGGAAAGAGACTGCGAGGCTATTACTCCACTACAACTAAAGCTATTCATGAAGCCGTTTGAATTATCACTAAAGTTGGAATAACTCAAGTCCCTAAGCTCTGCGGTGATATTTGCTCGTTTGCCATTTAATCCGTTCGATAGTATGTTGGGATCAATACTATCCCCCTCTATTGACATTTCTATAGTAGTGCCTTCTTTTGTTACCCTAGTGGGTACTCTGCCTTGGCTGTGGTCTGATCCTGTGGGGCATACAAATGCTGGGTTTCTGTTGACGGATATATTATAACTAAAAGATATTGGGTGGTTGATGCCTAGGCTCGTATGTCCTATTACTTGACTTGTTTCTCCGTGCGGGACAGACTGCTGCTGGTATAGGTTGGATGAGTAATAGTCTTGAGAAAGGGAGGAGTTTTGCTTCAATTCTCCGTAAACTAAAAATGATGCCGAGGCTTGCGAGATTCCATTCGGAGACAGGCTGAAACTATAAGAGGTAAGATACGCATCAGTAAATGCGAAATCTCCGAGAAAACCCGTTATTTTTCCTTCGTCAATGGGCGGGTATTGAGTTGGGTTTGATAGGCCAGTTATATTAAAAAAGTTTTTTAAGTTTCCAGTATTGGGGTAAAACCCAACATTTAGGGTTCCTTGAACTGGGCCATCTGAGACATAATTAAATACTGGCTCGAAATATCCGCTCTGGGACTCCCCGTCGCTCAGTGTCCACCCACCGCTTTTGGGGTACAACGAAACCAAGAAATCATCCCCCTCTGGAGAGATGTCATCGCTGAAGTATAAATTTTTATTATTCGGAAAAGAAACCTTTGTTCCTGAGGGGATTCTGTATATCGACGTAGCTAAAGGTTTAGGAGGGCCCTTTGCTGGGCCAAGGCATACTGTGTAAGAGGTGTTTGATTGAAAGGTGGGGCTTTGGTATTCCATGTCCTCCCCGAGTCCAAATTCGCATATCTGCAAAAGATTGTCGTCCACCTGTCTTGTAACGGACAAAGGTTGGTCAACGGATAGAGACGCGCTTTCCGCGAATATATACTCGCCATCACCCTCATTGGTGGAGATATAAAGAGGAACGTCTTCGTATGGCAAAAATTTCATTTCTTATTAATATATCCAATGTAGCTTAATTCAACAGATAAAATATCATCACTACTAGACTTTATTGACTGATTAAGTAATCTAGCGTTTTTTATTTCAAATTTTTCTATTTCGTTGCCATTGATGGGGTTGGAGAAGGAAAGCTCTATATCCTGTTGCTTGGGGGATATTAAATATTCTTGAATCTTTGTTATTTCAAACTCGTCAACGTCAATTGAGAAGCTAGCTTCTTGAGTAATAGGGAACCCTCGATCAACCTGAACGGGAAACGGTGAGCCTATTTTATAGATTGGGTTACGGTCTATCCTTAGGTTATAGGAAAACTGAGTGACCCTATTTGTCTGATAGCCGCTTGCATTAATTGATATTGATCCTTGATTCGGTATCTGGATAGGAGGGTGAGCGTTGGATCCGGAAGCATTTATTCCCGAGCCGACATCACCGTAGACGATTATTGACGCGTTCGCCGTAGGTATGGAGCTTATTGAGGCAGAAAGGGAATAGTCGGTTAAGAACCCACTATTAAATCCAAAGCTTTTTCCGCCATAATTAATACTTCCACTGATGGGGCTGTCTCCGGTATAATCAAGTAAGGGCTCTTTTCCTATGTAATATTTTGATATACTGAAGTTCCCCACGAGAGGATTGTGTCTAACTGGATACGTGTAGCCTTTTCCTATTATATTTATAGGAGACTCATCTATCGAGTATCCTCCATTTAGAGAAGTAACTCCAGAAAGTAGAACTCCAGATAAATAAAATTGTTGCTCATAGTTTGATACAGCGTTCTTGTTAGCCATTCAGCATCCCTCCAACCCGCTTTTCTTGAGATATAACCCCAATTACGGCATCCTTAATTTTAGCAGCAAAGGCTTGCTCGCCGCCACCTCCGCCCTCCACGGAGGCTTGGCCTCCAGAGCTTACGTTTATATTAACAGTTACGTTGCTTGAGCTTTGGCTAGTCGAGGATTCAGCTGCCGGATCTAGCGGACTCTTGACGGGAGCAACCGGACCCCCTTCGTTCATCTTCATCGAGTTTAACCTATCGAAGAAGCCGGGATACTGCTTCTCAACTCCACTCACGCTGGAAGCTCGAATAACGTACTCTCCCCTATCGAGCATAACAGGACCAACCTGATCCCTTCCGGATGGACCCTGAACTCTGCCCCCAGCGCTAAAGCCTAATTTCGCAGATGAGGGGTCTTGATTCTTGGAGCCTTTGTTTCGGCTGCTTGTGTGTAAGAAATCCTGAAGGGTTTTTGCGCTGTTCTTTAGGCTATCTTCAAATTCATGACTTCTGGCTCTCCATTTAGGGGCATGTTGCTTTACTCCCCTGAAGTTATCATGGGTATTTTCTACATAGCCTTTTTGGTGCAACTCTCCCCATTGATCTTTGTTGTACTGAAATGTGCTACCTTTGCGGACGTTGCCGTCGAAGCTTCCGTACGGAGAGGTTTCCCGACTAAATCTTTTTCCCGCTCGTCCCATTACGTTAGATCCCTGTCTGGTACTTTCGAATAGAGAGGGGTCCTTGGATTGAAAGTTTGTGCTAGTAATTTCGTTGTCCTTAAAATATTTTTCGGTTCGCGCAGTCGCGTCTTTTTCGTTCCATTTAAGGGGATTGAATCCGGCGACCTTACCCAGACTACTGAGGGCCTGAAAGCCCTTCTGGATTCCGTAAGAAGCCAAACCAGTAGTAATGCTACCAGCTATGCCCTGAAGTTGAGCTGCTTTGCTGTCGACTTTTTGGTTTTGCATATCAACTCCATGTTGGTATTTGGCTAGTAGGTGGTCGCTATATTTTTTAGAATAATCATCATTTTGCCTATACCTTGCCGTCATTTGGCGGCCAGTAGGATCAATATTAAGGGAGGAAAAAGTATTAAGGCGCGTCTCGTTTGGATTTTGCGGAGCTTCTGGTCCAGAGTTCTGGGATTTGTCCCTGTCGGAATAATTAGCACCCATTGACCCAAGTAAATAACCAGCCCCCTTACCTATTTTCATACCCGGCGAATCATCTTTATTGGCCACGAGCGGATTCATCCAGCCCCCATTCTCAAGGTGAATAATTGGCTGACTGGCCTTAGAGAGAGCGGCGTTAAGATGTCCGCCCTCATTAAATCTCATCATTGGGGGGAGAGCGGCGGAACCGGAGGTTGAAACGTCAATGGAGTCTCCGTTTGGTTTGTCATACAAATTAGTAAGCGAACTATCCACATCCCCAGATTGATTCATTTTATTCAGGGAGCTAACTCCGAGTCTATCAACTATCTTTTTACGGACAACATATTCGCCAGCGGTAAGCATGGCTGGAGTTTTACCAGAAGACCCCACGGATCCACCAGAGGCATAACCCCGAATAAGACCGCCACGATTATTTTCGGATATTTTTCCCATGCCCATCATTTCGAAAATTCCAGATGTAATTTGCTTTGTGGCCCTGTCTAGCAATTGCTCGTGAATCGCATTAGCTATTCCGCCCAAGAATCCAAGCATGGCATCGCCCATACTTTTAGTTCCGTCACCCATTGCCGTTACCATATCCCTAAAGCCTTGCTTAACTGAATCGAAGGTGGTGTTGGCAAGAGTTTCATTGAAGCGTTCAAGCTCGTTATTAACTTCCGCAATTTTGACAGCTATGGTATCTGAGAACAGTCTAGTTTTTCCTTGATCGATATTCTGTTCTTTTTGCAATTGAAGCATTCCAAGTCTAGATTCGGACGCTCTGAGTGAATTACCACCCTCGTTATGATATTTCATTGCGGTTCTGGAGTCCTTAATGTTTTGACCCCTTTGGCCCATCTGATCTTTAAATTCGTTTCCTACTCTATTTTGTCTGTATGTTTTACCATTTCCGCGTTCGACATCCTTATTGTCTTGCTGGAGCCATTCTTCTTGAGTTCTGGACCTCTTCATGTCGTCCGTCTTAGCTCTGTTTTTGAGCTCCTTGGCAACTTCTTCCGCAAGAGCGTTTGTGTTTTCGTAATATCTTTGTTTCGCGTCAAGGGTTTTATATTCCAGATCTAGACCCTTTAGTTTTGTTTGTATTTCTATTTGGGCTTGCTTGGCAAGTTCTTCAGTAAGATTTGCGAGTTTGAGTTTGTTTTGGATCTCAATTAACCCAGCTCTCATTCCTTCAGTTTTTTTAGACAATGATGTTCGCGTGAGCTCAAGTCCCCTTTTAGTGCCGTCCAGCAGATCATTGTTGATTTTAGATTTTTCTAGATCTATAATATTGTTTCTTAGCAATGTTGCGAGCGCTTTCTTCTCCTCCATCATCATTACTTTACGTAAAGATCCGTCCTTCAACTGGCTCTGAGTAGCAGACAATTGAGCTTCCGCTACTTTACCCTCCATGGGAGCGAACATACCTCTAGCTTTTAATTGTACGCCTGCCGCCTCAGATACTTGCCCCTGCAGGCCTCCCGGTTGGGATTCAATTTTCTTCAGCATGTCTTGGGCTGCCGTCGCTCCCTGAACGGTTCTTTTTTGAAAATGTTCCTTAAGGGCTTCGATGCCAATTCTTTCTACGTCAAGGTCTCCAGCTTCATTGTTTACGTTTATTTTGTTCCTTCGTTCAGCTTCGACTTTAGCCAATGACAGTGAAAATTGATCCATTCCCTCTCCGGTGAGGCCGGTTAGGGATGCCTGATCGGGTTTTTCATTTTTTGCGTTGAATTCCTTAATGGCGTTGATTTGAGTAGAGGTATCTTCTTTACCGATCACTCTCTGAATGGTACTAGCTACATCGGTCATATTGACATCAAGGGGTTTATCGTCTCCTTGGGTCATTCTTTTGGCCTTGAGCGCTTCGAGTTCATTGAATAATTCGTCACCTAAATCCCTTACTGAGTCCTTCATCTCTTTGGTTTGACTTTTACTGCTAGCTTCATCTAAGACGGAGCTGGCGGTGTGTGGAATCCAAGGGTTCCCTTGGGTTTGAGTAAAAGCCATACCTGACTGAAAAGCGGCGGGCGTGGCGAGGGATGGGTCCCTTGGGACAGTTCGAGCTGCGATTCCAGCAGTCTTTTTAGCTATATCCACAGGTGCGGATGCGGGGGATGGTTTAGCCTTATCCGCAGGTGCGGACGCGGGGGGTGTGGCACCAATGGAATATTGGGCTTTGATCCTAGCGATCTTGTCAGCTTTGGTCTCATTTAACCCTGCCAGCTTTGCTTTAAGCATATCATTTGAAGCCTGCATCTCTTTCGTTCGCCCTACATCTGGTCCTTCGGCTGGTCCAGCAGCCTTTCGTGCTTTTCTTTCAGCATTTACCCTCTCGATAAGAGCCAACGCAGTATTTGGATCTGCATCAGCGCTAGTACCCACTGTCGATGTCTTCTGTTTCTTGGGAATTTTGGCTTCTGCGTCAGCTTTCAGCTTGGCTCTGGTAACCTCACCGCTTGTTTCGACAAAATCATCCAGTCTTCCTTTCCAGAATTTAGCATCGGCAAAATCGGCGTCCTTTATAGCCTGTTTGATACGGATTTGATAGGCTTTGATAGTAAGGTTATTCATCTGGCCAGCCTCATTATCCACATTAGCCTCTGCCAGAGTGTTGTTATAATTCGCTTGTTTGGTAGCCATCTTTACGGAAGCATTATTTCCCTTATTAGCTCGTCCATCAGACAGCAATCTGTTCATTGTATTAGCTTTCGTCTCGTCGGTCCCTGTATCGGAGCCGTCAAAAACTTGAAATGGACTATTCACGTTTTTCTTGTGATCGGCAATCTCATCGACAATCTTAGCACGTCGCTCAGGGGTTGTTGAGGTCAGACGGCTTTCTCTTTGAAGTTCCTTCATTTGCTCAAGCCCCCAGCTCAAGGCAGTGCTTTCATAACCATCTGGGGCGTTTTCTCCTTTTCGGTATTCATTAACCGTAAAATCATTGTTTGCGATACCAAAAGGATCGATTCCCTCTGCTCCATTAAATGTAAAGTCCAATTCTCCGGCATCAAGGTCAATCTTCATCTCCATTACCTCTTTGATTTTGCTTACAGACGTCCCAGCCAACTTGGCAAATTCAATTAATTTTTTATTAAATGATTCGACACTAAAACCTATACCTCCACCGCCAGCAGCTCCCAGAGCATCAAAGAAAACTCGTTGCTCTGCAGATTCTATCCCCACCCCTCCATCGTCGCCCTCTCTGCTCATATGTTCTCTATATGTGTCCTTATCCTTATAAAATTTGTCTTTGGTTTTTTCAGCCTTCTCAACTTTCCTTTCCTCTAATCCTTTTTTAAGTTTAGATATTTCATCCTTAATGTCTTGATCTAATAATACTTGCTTAATTTTATCAAGTCGCAGACCAACGGTTTCTTCCATAATATCTTTATTAATAATATCTTTATTTATTTTATCTTTGAATATATCTATATTTTTAGACTTAGCATCAAGATTAATTCCCTTATTTGTTGATTGAGTTTTTTCTCTGGAGGTCCTAAGGCTTGAGTTGGTTGCGCGATTAATTTTCTCTCCATCTGTCAGAATGCCGAAAAAATCTTCCATTTCGGTATCTAATCCAAGTCTTTTTTCGGCATTCTGGAGAATTTTACTCTCTATATCCAGCCTCTTTTGAGACATGTCGTTCATCGTTTTCAATCTATCAGTTTGGAGTTCGGACATTAGTTTTGCCTGTCTGCTCGTGGCTTGAACGTCAAAATTTGCTTTGCTCTTCTGGGGTTTAACTCCCTTTTGAATGGAATCAGTAATCGCATTTATCATCCCCTCGGCAGCTTCGTTAGAGAGTACTTTTTTATTATACAAGTTCCCACTCCCACTCCCAATTAGACTTGATTTGCTTCCCGTTTTTAATGCTGAAGCATATAAATCCGGCAGGGCCATCGAGCCTGCCTCGGGATTAGTCAAAACATCTTTATACTGTTGGGACCACTCCTGCATGGGAGCCAGCGCATTATCGTACACCTCTCCTCCCGAGTCCTGAGACTCGCCTTTAATGGCCGACTCCCAGTCGAGCGCCCCGAACCAATCTTCTTTAGCTGCCCAAATCTTTCCGGTACCCCATCCTGCCGAATCCGTTTGGTCTTTTAGGTTATTATACATGGTGGGAATTGCCTCTTGCGCTGACGATTGTAGTGATCTAAGCATTTCATTCCTCTTCTTGGGGGACATGGCATTGACTTTGTCCATATCAAACATATCCATAGCTGTATTGCCTCTATCTTTGCCCTCTAGGCGAGCTAAATCATGAAGTTTGGATCGTTTTTGTTCCGTGGTGTCGGAAAACATAGTAGCCCACATGCCTTCGCCGTGATCTTCCTCGAAGTCTTTGGTTCTGGATTTTGTTCTTGCCATAATACCGGCAAGTCTGGCTTGTTCAATTTGAAGCTTTCCCAGCATAGTGATCTGTTCCGTATATGACCCATTCAGATCTTTTAGTTGTGAGTCGGACAATTTAAAATTCCTAGTCACAGAATCGACTGAGTCTGCCAGCTTTACTTCATTTTTTACTGATGAAACTTGAAGCTTGACATATTCCTCTTCCTGAGCTATGCTTCTGCTTTTGCCAAGAGACTTGAGTTCTTCCAGTTTGTTCGAATTTTCTTGGGCGGATTTAGCGGATTGGGCAGCATCCCCCAGTGCACCCATTTTTTTCTCAACTTTCTCGAGTTCTTTTGCGGATTGTTCTGTGGCTGAGGTAAACCATCCTAAGTTTTCTTTTAAGGCTGTGAAGATTGGTATCAAGAGCGCGGCAGCTACTCCGAGGGGTCCGAGCATTCCCATAGCCATTCCGGCACCGCCTTTAATCATTCCTCCAGCGCCTTTAGCCATGCCTGCAAGACCTTTTGCCCTACCAGCAATTACTCCACCCGGCCCTCCCTTAATTAATGTTTTACCTCCAGACAAAAGCATGCCTCCCCCTGCTTTAGTCGCACCCGCAGCCTTGCCTAGGGCTCCCTTGGTCAACATCATACTAATCATCATAGCTTGAGAGGCCCCCATAACTACACCGCTCAATATTTTCAGGGTTTTCCCGAACCCGCCCACCTCTTCGTTTGCTCCGCCTAAAGCACCTTCAAATGCATACATTAAAGTTGTTAGGCCCATCATTTTCATCATCATGTCGCCGCCTGCTCCTGGGTTTACTCCTCCGCCTGAAGGTGCAGTTTGGCCTCCACCACTACCTGGAGCGGGTGCAGCAGCAGGTGCAGCAGCAGGTGCAGCAGCAGGTGGATTTGTTGCAGGCATACCAGGCATGCCGAAGGGATTTTTGTGAACAATCCCAGCATAATTAGGCATCATTCCAGAACTAGCTCCATGAGTCTTCGGATCAAGTCCCATATTAATAGCTCTATTAACTCCCTGAGATCCAGAAGACGGTTCGTCTCTGGTGTTTGCAACAAGGAGACCCATTGGGTTTTTAATGTTTTTCAATCTATTATCCTGATCGACGTAAACTCGTGCGTTTGATCCGCTCTCACTAAGGGCATTTTTCTCCCTTGAAATAGCGTCAACAAGTGGGTTTGCGAAGTTTGGTACGTGTCCAGAGGAAGCCATGTCACCTTCTTTCATAAGCGTGTTGCCAGATATGAATGGATCATATGTCCAATAGTCTTTATCGTATTTAAATTTATACGTTTTGTCTTCATCAATGAGGTCCGTCAGGGTCCTTTTTTGTCTTGCGATTAAACCACTACCTATAGCGGTAACATCGACATTTTTTTGATCCGTGCCCAAGGTCTTGACACTTCCTCTGCCGATCATATCCCTATAGGGAAGACCGTCTAGGTCTGTGCTACTAAAAGTAGGATCAGCCCCTGCTAGCTTAGTTTTAAGGGTCGCTGGATTGGTCTTCGCCCAGTGGGCTAAAAACTTAGAGAAGAAATGAACCTTTCCGTGTCCGCTAGGGCTTATCACTGAATCCCCAACCGTAGAGTCCGTCATTAATTTCAGACCCCCTCGAGGGATTGAGGCTGTGCCCGTTAGACTTGTTTCATTATTAATGTAATCCATAGGGTAGGCATTGGGTGTCGGCTTTCTCCCCCAGTTGGCAGCCAAGGCTTTTTCAACCTCAGTTCCATATTTAGATCTCTTGCCCACATCCGGATCTAGCTTGCTGAGATATGGAGTGTAAAGTTTGGCCGCAAGCTTCCCGTTCTTCCCTGTGGTCCCGGCGAAGGTCTTGATCGTGTTGCGGCCACTAGCATATGATCCTAACTTTATTTTCGGTCCGTCACTTTCGTATTGAATAAAATTAACCCAATCCCGATAACTGCCCTGATCGAGGTGTTCGCCCTTTTTCCAGTTATCTTTAGTTGTTTTTGTTAATGTCCCCCAGGGTATCGATGACTTGGGGCCTGTCCCTGGCCTTGCTCCACCATGAGTTTTCAGGAAATTAGGAATCAAGCCGCCAGACGCAGCTATCCTGCCCTCGAACGAAGGATCGTGATGCCTCGTGAAGGTTCTGTCTGGGCTATCTGAAGAGCTCCCCCCAAGTAATCGAGCGTAGAACCTTGTAATTTTTTTCTTTAGGTCCGGAGCTTGAGTCTGTTGGTATTCCGGAGAGCTTATGAATTGCCTGATGTTCTGTATCGTTTCGTCCTGCCTTCTGCGGGGTATTGTAAAAAGTTTTTCTGGACCGATTAATTTAAGCCTTGGGTCTGGCTGATTTCGCGCTGTCCATCTAGATAGTCCTGTACTTAATTTCGCAAATTCCTTACTGGTCACTCTGGATCTTGGGCCACCAGCTCCAGCTCTAATGAAGTTTGGAATTAAGCCACCAGCATAGTTTCCGGAGGCAGAGTTGTACATATACCTCTGATATTTCCCTTGTAGTCTGGGGTCTTGCATTCCCTTAAGGTGATTGATCCTTGTCGGATCGGCTGTAAAAATTCCGTTTTGAGGCCCCCCAGTTGCAGACAAATCATGCAAATCGGATTGATTCAGGAGGTACTCAGAGTAGTTGCTTGACACTTGAGAGGCTTTGGCTCCAGCAACTTTCTTATATTGAGTCTTCAAACCACTAAGACTGGTGAAGCTTCTTAGCGGGACCTGACCCCCGTGAAAAGATCTCATTGAGCTGTTTATAGTGGTATGGGCGGTTCCCCCTAGTTTTCTAGGTATGGAATTGCCGTGCCTATATAGTTTTACGGCAGCTCCTGATGGAGCATGGGGGTTCTTTGGAATTTCGAAAGGCTTTTCCTTGCGGGGCGGGTCTATAAAATTAGGAATAAGGCCCCCGCTTAACAACTGTATGACTTCATCTTCCCCCTTTATGGTATCACCAGGCTCTCTCATTCTGCGCGGATAGGCTGAGGGCATGGGGGAATTATAGTATTTACCCGACCTTGCCCCAAGATCATCTTCCATACCAATTAACTTCTTATCATTTCGTTTTCCGTTAAGGTTTAGGAATAATCCTTTCTTTGCCCAGTACTCAAAAAACGTTCCGTCAGTTATTGATTTTTTCATCCTGTCAAGCATGGGATAGCGAGGGTGTCTGGATTTCAGACTAAGGACCCTTATTATCTTATCGTATCCAAATATGTTTTTCTTGGGAACGTTTGTTTCGTGAACGGCTCCATCATGCCCTCTGTATAGCTTTACTTGCTCTGCAGCATTCTTTTCAATTGGATGATTCCCTTTTATGTGTTTGGGCGGTCCTGTATAGCCCGCTGCAAGGGCTGCGTTCGGGTCCCTTTCAGTTCCGATGTCGCTAAGGGATACATTCTGTGCGCTTCCAGCAAACTGATTTGCAGTGCTTAGTCGAGTGGTGTGGGATACGGCTCCGGATGCAATACTGTCTCGCCCTGTCTCATAAGCAAACTGTGACGTGTCAATATTTGCTTCTGAATAAGGGTCTTTTGTATCCTCCCATTTGTAGGAGTCTTCGCCGAGACCTACTTGAAGATAGTCCTCAAAATCCTTTTGTTCTCCAGTAGTACCCTCGGCATATCTTCCGGATAAAGCTCCCGTACTATGGGATACTGCAAAGTTCTTAGCTATCATCGCAACGTCCTTCGGGGTGCGAGCTCGCATGATTGGCTTAAACAGCAGCCTATTGATGTCCGGTTGATGCACCGCTGGGTCTGCATAACTAGGAATGAACCCTCCCGCAGCAGAATCCGATGGTATGTATTTGCTGAGGGCTTTTATGTCTCCAGTTCCATAAACCTCGCGCAGGGCTTTACCCCTGTCGCCCTTAGGCACACTACGAGCCATATCTCCTATGAAATTCTCGTTGCCAGCTAAAGAGCCAATATTAAATAATTTAGATTGGCTGGTATCCAGTTTTAATGCCGCAAGACTAGCGCGATTGTTCCATATGCTAGGCGGGGTTAGCGTAACTTTACCTTTTCCGAAGCGCTTTAACTGAACGTTATTATTCATGTAGGCTTTGTTTGCTATAGGTTTATTCTTAAATCCCTTAATTGGCTTTCCCGTGGAGTGCATACCGTAAAGGGAATTTAATTCGCTATTCATGTTCTGCTGATGAAAGGGCTCGTGAACTTCCATTCTCGTCCTGTTCAGGTAAGCTTTACTATTCGACCTTAAGAGTGGCCCCCTCTTTTTGTCACCCATAATTCCAGTACCTTTACCAAGAAGCCTATGATATAGCTTATTCGGCATATTATATCTAAGGTAGGATAGTCGTCCTCCAGCATCTTCTGTTCTAGGGGTATTCAACCGACCCAACATAATCTTCCCCTCAGTATGCATGAAATCATGAAGTTGCTTGGGGTCCGTATAATAGGAGTTTGTACTTCCGAGGACATCAACCTCCTTACCGGCAACGCTAGGAATTGGGAATGTCGGAAAGTCTGTAGGGATTTTATCTGCAGATATCGCAGGCTGATAAAGAAACTTAAAGTTTGGCACTAAGCCTGAAGAAAGGCCCCAATCTCTAATCATGTTTGTGTTTACTCCTGTATGCCCTAAATCTTCCAAGAGTTTTTTCGACTCATTAAATTTCCTGTCGGACATGTTGCCAGCAAGAGCTCCTTCACCCCCAGCCCTCAAATAGTCCTCGACGTATTGATCGCTAAAAAGACGTATGCTTTTGGCTATAAGGTTTGCTGGTGTATATTTTCCGTACTTAGCTTCAATGGGAACCCTTCCCTCTTTAATGAAGTCAACTTTTGCATTTTGATTTCCTATTCCCTTGGTTTCGCCCTTTAAGCCATAAGATCCGGCCCAAGTGTTTTTGTAGCCCTTTCCGCCCAAGGCGTTATCATCAAGAGCTGTCTCGTAAGCGGAGCCTGTAATCTTGTGTTGGTTTAGGTTTGCAAAAGTACCTTTTTTTGCCAGCCTTGCGGTCCTCTGCGTTTTAGCTACCGCCCTAGTGTCTTTTTTGGGAACCAATGAGGTTTGGTTTGCGAAATACATTTTACGCTGAAGAAGATTGATCCCCATTCCCTTTAGGGCCGAAAACTCATCAGCATAAGATGCGGCGAATTTCTGAATATTGTCAAGTGGGGCTTCTAGGGTTTTCCATCCCGTATGCTTTTTCCCTTTAAAGTCCGTCTTCGTTGTTTCCGTAATCATCCTTGACGTTGGCAGCCTCAGTATGTTTGAGCTCCCTATCCTAGCTGCCTCGAGTGCAAAATTAGGAATTCCAAACTCGGAAGGCTTCCATGTCCCTCCAACAACTCGGCCTGAATTATATTTTAACGCTTCAGTTACGCTCTTTGGTATCTTTCGGGGTGTTTTGCTTAGGTTTACAACTCCCATACTGTAATCTCTTCCGCCTGTTGAGTCTAGGGGTCCGCCCTGAACTAGTGCGGGAATATTCCTGTGAAAGTCTCCACCCTGACCCTTCAGGCCGCTGTTGAGATCTAGAGCTGCAGCCACCCTATGATGCCCCTCTGATAATTGAATTTTGTTTTGTCTGGAGTCATACCCTATAATTACTGGACCCTCTAGACCGCCCTTCTTCATGTGCGGCCCCAGATCACTCAACCCCTTAACTCCGGTTTTTTTCTTGAAATCAGGGTTCATGTAAGAATCTCCGGATATAGAATTCCCCGAAGGTAGGCCGCGTTCTTTTTCGAAGGAGCGAACTGCTGTTTTGTCCGTTATGGGAAGCCTTCTATCGTGGTACATCATTTCCTCTAGGTACGAAAGGCGTACCGGTTCAGCTCCCCGACCCACATTCTTATAGTATTTCTTGTTGATATTTTTTGCCTTGGGGTTGAGCCTAAATCCAGTTTTGTTGATTCCTTGCCAAGAATTATTCACATAGTCATACCCATGAACTTCCCTTAGCTCCCTTGTGTCGTCACCACTAAGAGCTGACTTGCGTCGATTACCCTTATAGTCCCAGAATACAGATTGAGGGGTTCCCCTGACAGGAGCTACAGCGAAACTCGGGATAAAGCCAGAGTTTTTATAGGGATCAAATCCATGCTTGCCAGAGAAGTCCTTCCTGTATGTTTTGCCGGCCATACTTTCCTGTGGGGGCATAATAGCTGGTTGTCTCATTCCATCAAATTTCTTTACAGTTTCTTTTTTATTATATACCACCCTTCCCATTTGAGGGATAGACATGGTAGATACTGGTCCGGCAGCATATCCAGCTTTTTGAGCTCCCGCCCTCTCCTTTCTGCTCTCCATTGGCGTCGCTGGGCCGAATGAAGGAATGTGGCCAGAAGCCTTAGTCTTCTTGGCGGGTTCGACGATTAAGTTAGGCTGAACCCCCGCTCTCCTGAGTGAGGGAGCTATGTCTTTGGCTATTTGTCTTTGAGCTTCTATTTGGGCTGTCTGTTTCTGTAGAAGCTTGAGCACTATCTCTTCCTGTTTAGCTTTGTTTCCACTAAGCTTTAACAATTCCGTGGATAAGGTCTCGTTTTGAATCATGGCGTCAACAATTGATTCCTGTATAGCCCTCTCTTTCTCTTTTATTGACTGAATTTGAAGGAGATCCTTAACGGAGTTTTTAGCAAACTTAAAGGCTTGGCTGAATAATTTAGCGAAAATCATAACTAAAGCAAACATGCCGGGTCCAGCCATAACATTACCTATGGCTCGAGAAATACCTTTCGCAAAATCGCCCCCTATGCTTTCCCCTTCCTTTTCCCCTAGCATATCCGAGAAGACTCCCATTATCTTATTGGCGGCATCCAGAAACTCCTTAAGGGCTGGGGCGATGGTTAACTCGCCTAGATTAGCGGTTAATTCCCTGACTGTAGTGAGGGTCTGTTCTGCGATTGAAGATAGGGTTTTTTGCAGTTGAGCATTCTTTTGGTAGGCTTGATTGGTTGCAGATGAGGAGGTTAGTGTGGCTTGCGTATATATTGAGTTCTCCTTGCCTAAATCCTTTAGAGCAGCCTTAAGGACGTTGATCTGAAAAACCCCACCAACTTGTTCGGCAACTGCGGCCTTAGTTGAATAAGCCAAAGTGTCATATGTGTCTGATAGATTCTGAAGCACGGTAAGGGCGGGAAGAGTTTTCCCTGTGATGTCCTTAACCGCAATGCCAAGCTCCTCAAGTCGGTTAACCGTTGAGCTTCTTTGTATCCTTGTGAAAATTGTCTTAAAACTATTACCAATAACGGATCCACCTCGAGCCGTAATCTGTTGAGCGGCGGTAACAGCTCCTATGAGTTGGTCAAAACTAACTCCTGCATCTTGGGCAACGGCCCCAGCTCTTGCCAGAGCATTAATCAGATCATCGGCGCTAACGGCAAATTTAACGTCTACGGCTGCTAGCTTGTTAATTATGGAGGCGGTGCTGAGCCCCACATCCGCAAACCCATTCACCGCAGCAGTAAGGCCCTTAACTGAATCTGCAGCCTTCAGTCCGGTTAGTCGAGTTAATATTAGCGCATCATTAGTGCGCTTAAGAGTCTCCTCCATACTTAAACCCTGACGAGAAAATTCAAGAGCAGCCTCAGCGGCGACCTCAAGTGATTGGGATGTATTTCTGGCAACATTAAAAAGACCGTCACCAAATTTCTCCAAATTAGCAACGCTAGTATTCAATACCGCATTAATATCGCCAAGGATTTTTTCAACTTTTGTCGCCTGTACCACTAGCTGAACGAAGGAAGTGGTAACTCCGCCAATGATAGCGGCAGAAGCTCCGAAGGCAATAACTCGAGCGTTTGAAGCTTCCAGCGACTTAGTAAATTCATTCGCCTTGGCGGACATTCTCCCAAGGGGTTGAGTGAAGTCACTAGCTCTGACCTTAACTGCCAGACCTCGCCTGTTAATCCTACTTACGACAGCCTCAACGCTTTGCCCTAAGCCAATTTGATAAGTTTTTAATCCTAATCCTTGCATGCCTTTTTCCTGTTAGGGATAAGTACACTTTATTTTTTGGGTATGCCGCTTAATTCCATTAAATCTTCCATGCTGAGAGATCCTCCTTTTTTCTCTGCAGCTTTATGGAGGGAGACTCCGACCTTATCGGAGGGTTTATCTAGGCCGGCATACTCATAATCTTCATCAGTAGCACCGAACAGTGTTGCTCCGTCCTGACCGGAGTCAAGTTTGTTTTTCATTTTTTCCTTCGCATCATCAGAAATGCTACCATAGTCAAGTAAGGCCTTGGGATCCTTTTTGATTTTTGCCGGAATGTGTTTATTTGTTTCGAAAATGTTTTTAAATATTTTAGTATATACAATTAATTTTAATTGATTATACGTAAGCTGAACCACTGGAGACCCATAAAACCCAACAGTATCATCACTAAAGGGAAAATAAATATAATAAAAATCCTGAAGAATCATTTCTTGAATTTTTAATTCCTCAAAAGAGAGGAAGGTATTGTTATAGCAAGTAACTAAAGCTTGGACTTCTTCTGCATATAGATCGTTAAAGCTCGATTCTTCTGGGAAAAGCGGAGTATTAAGATCCTTGTCCTCATAGAAGGACTTTATAATGTAATAATCATTTGATCTTTTGTCTGCATAATCTTCGGCGTTGACTCCCATTAGGGATTTAAGCTTTGCATTAAGCCCATCGATCTTAGCTCTAGTTTTCTGGATAGTCTCGTTTTGCTTGTCTATTTGAGACTTGAGGACTAATTGGGTTTTGTTTTGTTGGAGTTGAGAGATAAATACTCCAAGCCTGTCAATCTCTCCCTGATCCTTCTCCGTCCATTGACCTTCATCGGATAAAGCTTTAAGCACTTCTTTCTCGGAAGGTATGCCCCTCTTTATCGCGTTATCATAATAACTCTTCCGAACCTCGTCAATATCAACCTGATCGAGGGCACTCAGATGCTTTATGTAGTATGTGGACTCGCCTATCTTTGCCTTAGTGTAGCCCTCAACTATCTCCTTGAATATTTTTCTATATTCGGAGAGATCCACATCACAAGTTGCCTTCTTCTATATCTTTTTCCAGATTTTGGAAGTCCTCCATGGAGGCGGATACGCTAAAGTACCAAAAGCTAGTAAATGCAGTAAGCTTATCATAAACAAGAGCAAGGAGATCATCCTCCTCCTCCTCCATCTTATATAGGGAGTCTAGTTTTTCGTCAAACGTACTTCCGGAAAAGTATGGTTCCGAATTTTCATCCGCATACTTTTGAGTTAGGAATAATAGATACCAAGATATAACTCTAGCTTGAGCCTTATTGTCCGCCGTGTGGTTTAGGAGTGCGGAGAAATTCGTTTCCGTCTTTGCGATATCCCTTCTGAGCATAGCCATTTCGTCTACGACTGCTTTTTGCTTGTCTGAAAATTTTTGTTTATCGCCCATCTTCCAAGCGGTAAATTCGGTTTGGAGTTCAGAGAGTCTGCCGTACATACTTCCGAGGTCCTTAGCTTCCGCCTCACTCATAATTCCCCCCGAGTCACTGTACTTGTTGAGGAGCATGGCTTTAGTTAGGACTCCCTGCTTGACGCACTTGCTCATTTCGATGCTGTATTCCATATCGGCCTCCTCCATTTCTCGGCGAGTGGGCTGCTTGATCGAGAATGTATGCTCAACGGTATCTTTCTCGGATCGCTTCTCTTTTACGATCTGCTTTTCCTTGACCATCTTTTTCTCGGAAACGGTATATGTTTCCATTTTACCCGTATCCTTGTTTTTGCGCTTCTTCTCTACCTCAACGTCCCTCTCGACCTCGACCTCCTTTTCAACGTCGACTTCCTTCTCAATTTCTTGATCAAGAAAAACTTTAAACCTATATATTTCTTTGTTTGTTTTTGTATACATTCCTTATTCCTTTGTTTTGTATTAATATAGTAATATTAAAAATTAAATTTTATAGTAAATTTTTCAAAATCAGAATTTGCCCCTCTAATTGATTCATTTCCTATGTCTAGAATTTTCTTTCGAAGATATTGCATTTTATCCTCATCGAAGTAATTTGCCTGATCGATGATGCCAGAATGCTCTGGGAGGTTGTGTTTTAATTTGCTAAAACAGATTTGGTTCTCTGCATGCAGATCTTCTATAAGAACTAAGAAACTCTTAAATAAGCTTTTAGTGCTTCCATTTACCCTATCCGAAAGAAATTCTTTTGCTTCCATAAACCTTATACCAATAAATAATACACATTATTCTTGCTTTGTGTGTAAAAAAAAGCATGGGTTCTTTAATTAGTGATAGCGATAAGAATAGGTTTGAGTCTGTTTTTGATGATATACATGACACGTTTGCTCGTGACATAAAATTCATAAAAGAGGCTCAGAGAGTGATTCTTAGTACCGATCCAAACTACAATTATTTGTATAAAAATGTAAAAGGTCAAGTCAAATCAATCAAGAGAAGTGTCGTTCAGGCAACGTTTAAGGCTAGGATATTATATATAGGGAGACAAAACGAGGACGTTTTTGATAGGGACGTAGGAGCCCAGATAAAAGTAGAAAAGCATGTAGGGGAAGTGAGAGTTAAGGTTGATGAAACTGGATACGGATATTTAAAGGGGACAAAAAGATGCGAGTTTGACGGGAGGAAGTTTTCGGTGATTAGTGACGAGATGCCTCACGGACTTTTTTCCCCAAAGTATTATACTTTTTACTTAAAGCCTGTGGACGAGGGATAAGTTATGCCTATTAGACCAATAACCGCAAAGGCAATAGCTCTTCAGATAGACCTAAGCAAATCGATAGAATACATTGCCAAGGTCAAGCTTATCGTTCATAGTGAGTTTACTCAATTAAAGCAAGAACTAATTAAGGAGTTTTCCGACCACCCCATTACGGTGGAGATCGAGGCTGGACCATCAGCCCAAAACACCTCAGGGACTTTAAATGGAAAAGGGAATTTGTTTTCGTTCATAGGTTTTGAGTCAGGAGATAGCCCTACCGCCCCAATACATTATAAACTTCAGGACGTTACTATAGGATCAACGTTCGTAAGCAGGGACGGGAGTTCAAGGACGATAGTCATGACCCCAACTGCGGAAGAGATCTTTGGGGTGACTCCATTGCCTTGGGCTAATGGAAGGAGCTGGGCGAAGGGTATTGAGAATGGAATATCCAATTTGGGGCAATATTTATATAAAGAAGCTCCCACTAGTAGATCAGGGAGAGGAATTCAGTCTAAAGGTCAAGTTTCCGGAGCGGCTTTTTCTCCCACTAGCTATATATCGGACATCTTGAAAAGATTCCAAGTGAGAGTCTCAACCCTAAATAAAATAGCCATAGTATAATGAAACCACAATTTCAACATCAAATTATTACAAGTTTTGCCTTATGGCTTGACTATGTTATACTAAGTAGGGGGGAAGCATTTCAAAATATAGAGTCATCCTTCTATTTTCAAAATGATGAAAGGCTTGATTCTAATTTCAACTCCTTCGCCTCTCCGCACAAACAATGGGTGGCGGATTCATCCATAAGTAACGCTCAGGTTATAGATGGGGTGACATTAAACGGACTATATATAGCAAAAAACCAACAAGACATAAAGTATGATTTTAATAACGGAAGAGTCTTGATTCCAAAATCCCTAGCGGGATCTGCGGATGATGTGGAGGGTATATACTCGGTCAAGGATTTTAATATATACATTACTGACCAAACAGAGGAAGAGCTGTTAATAGAAACTAAATTTGATAAAAACAGTAGATTTGATCAGGATATATACGAAGGTATTAAGCCATACGATCAAGTTGTTCCCGCTATATTCATATCTTATCAGAGTGGCCACAACGACCCTTTTGCATTTGGGGGTGAGGACGCCACGAAATCTTTCGTTAGGTGCGTAATATTTTCAGAAAGTTCCTATCAGCTGGATGGAGTGTTTTCCATACTGAAGGATTTAAATCACACAACAATAGCTAATGTTGGATATAATGAATACCCATTAAATGAATTTGGAGATCTAAAACTTGGGAGTTTTGACTATAAAGATTTAAGTGATAGATACTTTAATAGGCAAAACAGTAGAAGCGTGTTTCATGTTGACGGAGTGAGTGTCTCAAAGCTTAACGATAGAATTGCGAAACAGACTCACCCTGGTTTGTATATAGGTTTTGCGGATTTTAATTTGGTCGCTCATAGATTCCCAAGGGGCGAGCTTTTTGAGCCTGTAGCAAACAGAGCTCCAGCCACAATGGGTCCGCCTTTAGCCCCTCGCGGGTTAAGACTCGGGCCGGAATTACCATTTCCTCCGTACTCTCTAACCCTTACGGAATAATAAACTGGAATTTTTCTTTTTTTAATTTATTCTAAAAAGAGTGTATAATACTTTTTATGGACTTTAAGGTATATTATAGTTTTCTGCACAACAATCACTCTAATAATCAGGCTGATGAGTATAGGGTGTACAGGCAGGAGGTATTAAATGGATCCGAGGGGTCATTTCAGATTATTGAAACCCTGAGCGCGGCGGACGTTGGGGAAATAGAGGTGACCGGAATGGATATAGTCACCGGATGTAATGGGTACTCCTACAATTATAAGGTTAGCGCATATAACCAAAGGGGTGAAGTGGCATGTATTAATCCTACCATATCAGGCATTAATTTCCCTTGCCCAACGCCCTCTCCGTCGCCTACTCCGAGTATTACCAGAACTTCGAACGTGACGCCCTCGATAACCCCGACTAATACGGTAACTCCGACTTTAACTCCAACAAATACGGTAACTCCGACGAATACGATAACGCCAACGAGTACGACCACTCCTTCGCCTACGCAGTCTATGGTTCCCGACACAACAAGCACTCCCACGAGTACGGTTACTTCGACTGTAACGCCCACTGCGAGCATCACCCCTTCCGCTACTCCTACAGCAAGCATAACTCCCACTCCGAGCACAACACCAGACAGCACGGCAACGCCAACGGCCACGGCAACCTCTTCGGTTACCCCAACAGCAACCGCAACCTCTTCAGTTACTCCGAGCAGCACAGTTACTCCGAGCAGCACGGTTACTCCGAGTAACACGGCTACTCCAGCCCAAACTCAGACACCGACCAGTACGGTAACTCCCACCATAACCGCAACTCCTTCCATAACGCCGACTAATACGACGACCCCGACAGTTACTCCGACAATAACCACGACCTCTTCAGTTACTCCAAGCAGTACGATTACTCCAAGCAGTACGGTTACTCCAACACAAACCCAAACGCCAACCAGTACGGTAACTCCAACAATAACCGCAACTCCTTCCATAACGCCGACTAATACGACGACCCCGACAGTTACTCCGACAATAACCACGACCTCTTCAGTTACTCCAAGCAGTACGATT